GTATTTTAAGCAATTCAAAATCACCGGACAATCTATCATTTTGAGTATAAGTAATGGACTGTTCTGTCATCTCAGTAATATCTGCTGATAAATTAGTCAAGTAGATATTTAGTTGCTTTCTTCGATTGTAATCATGAACAACACTCTCATATGATTGTAGGTAATTCTCTAAAAGCACATATTCAAATAATATTGGATTGTCTAATGAATACTTTTCCCACAGCCATTGAAAACTTGATTTAAGAATATTTGGAGATAACATTGAAAAATATAATGCTTGTTTAATAGCCGTATCACCAGCAATATCTTTTTTTCGTTTATCTCTTTCCGTCTTTCTATTATACTCCTCTATCGAGAAATTCTTCTTAAAATTGATAATATTTTGTAAAGTATTTTGATAAGTTAATAATTGGTCAAGATTAACAATAGAAAAAGGAGTTTCAGCATCAAATGCAAATTCCCTATGATTAAATAATCTATGATAAGGGGTATCTGATAGTTCTTGCTGTTTTAAGTTTTGTAATTGCCCCTTGAAATTACTAATCTTTCTTCTAATAACGTTTGTTACTGTATTAATCTTTTCTATTTTCTTCTCTACTTTATCCGTTTTTACTAAAAAAGATAAACTATCGCCTCTTTCTTGTTCCGTTTGCTTTAGAAAGAAAGTTGTTTCTTCCTGTTGAATATAATTAAATAGATTAAAAATTTTTTCTATCTCATATTTCCCATTAATACCTAAAAATGCATCAATAGAACTTTGAGTAATCTTTTCCAGACTAGTATTATCTATAGAACTAAAATCTGTCTCGCTCACTTCCACTTGTCTAAATAACTTAAACTGACTAGCAGATTTTAAAGGTGCAAATATGTTTCTACGATCAGTAGAACTATTTACTAATTTTCTTACAATTAAAAGTTGGTCCCCATTCATTTTTTCTAGCCACAATTTTATAATTACAGGCTGACCAATTTCATTCTGAAAGAAGGGCTTATTATATACAATATTTTCAGCAGTAACTTTATTAATGCGAGAAAGATTACCTGTTAAACCTAACTCTATTGCATCAAAAATAGTCGTCTTACCAAACCCATTTGGTCCTACTAAAAAAGTTATATCCTTACTAAAATCAATAATCGTTTTTTGCCTAAAATTCTTAAAATTATAAAGTAAAATCTTCTTTATTTTCATAACATTATTCTTCCAAAATCTGTCTTAAATTATCAAATATATCACTATTTTCAAGTTGTTCGCGAATATTATCACTATCAAACCATTCTAAAATCTGATTTACTTGTTGCTCCTTTTTGACTTGTTGTTCACTTTCCATACGTAATTTTATTTTATCCTCAATTGTTGCAAAAGGTTTATCAGAATGAGGAAGAGAAATAAACGGTAACTTGATAATCAGTTGCATAGCAATAAAGTAGGAATCATCAAAAAACATGTCTTTCTCAAATTTATCGAATAAACTTTCTTCTAAATCATCGACATTATTTTGAACAATATGAAGCAAATACTGAACATTAGGGGCAAGGTCATTTAGACCTTTATCGGTATAAAAAATAATATACTTCCTAAAATAGTATTCATCTTCTTCGATTCTCATGGCTATATTCTTAAACCGTTCATATACTTCTTTAATATTATTAACTTTCACAGACACAAATAAGGATGTATTCTTTTTTATTTTATTATCTTGAATTTTTTCAAATTCCGATATTAGCTGATTCGTCTTTTCACAAGTAAAAAAATTTTGTGTTTTGTCACCACTTGATTCCAATTCTTCTACATCATATTCTTGAATTATAAAAAATTCATTGTTATTATTCCACAATTCAATACCTTGGTCAATACAATGATAGTCATCCTTTTCTAAAATTTTTTTCATGAAGTTATTCATCACTATTTTGATCCTCCCTCAATTTTAGAACAGTTTTCTCATAGTCTATATATTCTAAATTAATTGAAAATATATTATCCTTCTCCTTCCCCAGTAATCCAGTCTTCAATTTTTCTTTTCCCTCTTCATCTATAGGTTGAACTTCAAAAAATTTTTTGCCTTCAATATTCATATTGATCAAATAATCTGTATTAAAACTAGCTCTTATAAATCCAATATTTTTCATAATGTCATTTTTAACTTCACCAGCAGCAGCTTTTGGTTGGTGAACCATACTTAACCTAAACGACTCCTGATTAGTTTGATAATACAAGTTATTTAATATAAATTTTTCTTTTTTATACCACCTAAAAAAATTATACAAAATATATTTAATACTATCTCTATCAATCAAATTATCTAGATTATTCAAATCTTGTAGTTTCGAAATGCTATTATCGGGATGCATGTCAATTAATAGATTTTTAAAGTCATCATCAGCTAAATTTAGAATTTCATTTATTATTGTATTATCAACATCATTATCAAAATTTTCATTCCAATAAAGTGAAAATAACCCTTTTGCTCTACGAATTGATTGTCTTTCGCGTTTTTCAGTAGAAGTAACAATATTGTAAATCTCTGGAAATAAAATTACTGGATTTGCACTTCCTCCATCTTCATGCGCCTCTCTTATTTTTGTGCACAGTAAATTTTTCAGTTCAAATAAAGTTTCTTTAATATGTTCATCATCATCTTTCAGGCTAGGACTATGTGCAATGAGTAAACTTTTTATTTCTTCCTTACAAAAACTATCTATTTTAGACTCACTAACATTACTCAAGTCACAATACTTGCAACCATCAGGATACTCGTATAGTTTAACATTTTTATCATTTGAAATAAATTTGGGTTTATATGGTAGTTCTTTAAACTCCTCTTCTGATAATTCAAAGCCAATTACATCACAAATTGTATGTAAGTATCTAGAATTTTCTTCAACTCCATCTTCCTTAAATCCAGTTAGTACATCTTTATAATCATTAAGATTCTTTTTATTTTTATTTGCCTTTACTTGATGTCTTGATATAACTTCAATCCCTTTCACTATATCAATATCCTCTCCATCTTCTTTTTCAAATTGAACAGAGTAACCCCTAAAATCTTCATCGTTCTGAATCAACTCACTTAGTTCTTTCAAAGCAAGAAAAATACCAACCTGACCTTGATGGTTATATCCACTCCAACTGGATGTTGCATTGTTTTTTTCCCCAGCCAATCTATTTCCTCCTTCAGATTACTACCTCTTTAATCAGGTGAGCTATCATTCATTTCTAAATTATAAATACATTAATATGCTTCACGCTTCATTGCTAGTTTCTGCACTATCAAAGAGATAGAAACTGTTCCAATAACTATAGATTCTCAAATAGACTATCAACAACTTAGACAGAGTGTTCTTCTAAAAAAGAATCATCCTAATCCCAATCAAGATAGTTAATGTTGAAAACCTTGACTTTTCGTCATATTTTCTTTTATTATCCTTTCAAACGTTGATTTAATAAGGTTTATAACCTTTTTAAGTAAGTTGTTTTATAAAATTGTTCACCTTTTTGTGGACTTATAGACTATTTATGGCTTTTTCATAATATGAAACGGCCTCTTTCTCTTTGTCCTTGGAGAGGTGACTATACACATCTAAGGTCATGGATATATTAGAATGTCCTAACCTATATTGCAACTCCTTGTAGCTGATACCAGCATTGAGCAATAAACTAGCATGAGTATGGCGGAAAGCGTGACAAGTGAAACGTGGGATACCCAATGTCTCGCAACGCTTATCTATAATCTGTTGAAGAGAATGCCTTGGCAGATACTCTCTAACCGTAGTGGCAAACACAACAGACGGAGCCTGAGCCCCTACTTCTAAGAACATTAGTCGCTGACGATTCTGGTACTGCCTCAGCATCAGCGTAGTTTTGGGATCTATGCTTATCTTTCGAGTACCTGCTTTTGTCTTCGTTTCCCCTATCATCCGAATTTCTTGGCTGTAGGTTTTACTGATTGTGATTGTCTTTTCCTTTAGGTCAATATCCGACCATTCCAGGGCTGCCAACTCTCCAATGCGGCAGCCTGTGGCCAGTAGCAATTTAAAGACCACAAAGCGGTAATAATGCTTGTAGCTCTTTGTAGATAGCTTTTCAGCATAATCGATAAACACCTTTAAGTTATCTGGCTCTATGAACTTAACCGCTTCTCTGCCTTTCTTTTGCTTCTTAGGTAGAATCACATCACGCCCAGGGTTAGATGCCAGCAGCTGTAATGTCACACCATGCTGCAGTATTCTCCTATTAATTGAGTTAATCTCCTTGAAATTTACAAGCTTATGGGCCAGATTGTTTATAAACTCCTGAATGCTGCTAGGTGTTATCTTATCTATCTTCATACTCCCAAACTCAGGGATAAGATGATGATTAACTTGCCTCCTGGTTACTGCAAATGTTTGCGGTCTAACTGTAAGCTTGTGACTTTCTAGCCATAGGGCAGCAAGCTCTTTGTAGGTCTTGACCTGTACTGTCTTTTTGACTGTCGATCCATTAGTTTTAAAATCAAACTGCGCGTGCTGGGCTTTGCTCTTAACCTCTTTCCTTGTCCGTCCAGTGATACTAGTCTTTACTTTCTTACCTGTTACCTGATCCACTCCCAGATAAACACTTGCTCGGTACACTTTGCTACCGTCTTTCTTTTTGACTTCTACTATTTTCATGATATACCTTTCCATCAGCAGGCAAGCTATTGTTAAAAAGGTTTTAGATTGAATTAGGTTTATATCATGCGAGAAGCTACGAGATGGCTTCTCTATTCGATTTTAAAAGGTCGGTCGATAAAATATACCAGAGATAAAAACAAGGGCTTAAAAGAGCTTATATTGCGTTTTAAGATATAGAACTATTCTACTGACAAGGTTTCGAGTTTGTCTTTATTATCGTTTATTCTTTCTTCCATTATGGCGATTTTCTCTTGATAGTCATTGACTTTTGAAAGGTCGCTATTCCTGTCATTCACATAGTAGTTAATCTTGTTTTGGATTTCTTGTGCAGAAGCAGGGGCGTTGAATGAATTGAAAAAGTCAATCATTTTCTTGCAGTATTTAGCGTGCGCTTTGTAATATTTCAATTCCATCCGGTACAGTTCCAATTCAAAATGCTCTTTATTCCAATTTGGAAAGTCAATATCAAGATTGGTCGGATACTGTTTCACAGAATGAATTTCCCACAACGCTTTGTACTTCTCATATAACTCTTGTCCTTTTTCTGTCAGTAAGGTTTTATCTCCTACATCAGCAATTAGACCTTTTGACTTGAAAATGCGAGTTAGTTTCTCTGCGTTTAAATTATAGTCAGAAAAGAAATACTTTGGAATAGAGACAGTCGATTTTCTTCCGTTCTTTGGTTTTCCCCACCAGACTAACAAAAGCAGTTCTCTAAGTTTAAAATTTTCATCAGTAACATAAGTATCACTATAATTTGGGAAAGTATGATCTCGGCCGTATATTTTAGAAATATCAGGGTCGCTGCTCAAAAGTCTATAATACTCTGGAGTGTAATAGTCTATTCCCCTAATACTATAACTGCTGGGTGCTATCTTATCCCGTTTACCAAACAGTGCGCTAAAAAATCCCATAATAACCTCCTAATGCCCACCAACGAATTTCAGATACTCTTCTTGTATCATGACTTCGTCGGTGGTTGTTTTTTAATTTATTTTTGTACAAAAGTAGTCCAGCGCTAAAACTGGCTCATTCTCTCCCTTTCGTCATCTAGTGACTGCTGCAATAAGTTAGCCAGCCCTTGGATGTTTTGAGCAGCTAAAAGCTCCATATACTCCGCCCTGTCATCCTTACTGATAATGACCGGAGCACCTATGTACTTCATAGCTAAGTACATCAGAACCAAGCGGCCAGTGCGTCCATTCCCATCACTAAACGGGTGAATGCGCTCGAACTGGATATGCGTATCAGCCAGTATCTCTACTATCTCACGCTCACTCTTTGCCGCATCTAGTCTATAAACTGTATTGTCCGCCCATTGAGCCATCAAAAAAGGCGTTTCCTCTGGTGAAGCTGTCTTAAATTCAGCCCCTATGATGGCATTCTGAACAGTTTTAAACTGCCCTCTATCATGCTGCAGGCGGTCTGTCAATAGCGCATGGAAATCTTGCACCAACCCCACAGTCAAGGGAGCGTTATTAGCTAAGCTATCTAGCAACAAAGAAAAAGCCTGTTTGTGGTTCTCTATCTCATAGAACTCTCTAATACTCTTGTGCTTCCCTGGCAGGGTGCTTTCTAAGATGATGCTGACCGTTTCAGGAAGCGATATAGTGTTGCCCTCAATCCCGCTGGAATGATAAGCCATACGGATCAGAATATCATCCAGATAATCTTGTTTATAGGTCATTTAGTTTCCTTTCACTCTTTAGTGTATTTGATATTTAGAGATGTGTATTGCTTGCTCAAGCACAAGTCATACACATTTTCTCACTTTTTTAGATTTTGATACATTGTCGTTTTTAAAAAGGAAGCTCGTAGTACCAATCATCAATTTTAGAACTGATAATAATCTGAATATTATCATCCAGAAGCAAATCAACATAACCTGAAGAATTTTTAGCAAAAACAAACTCATCTTTAAATTCTCCCACCAAGTATTCTTTCACATACTTACCAATAGTTTGAAGCAAATCATTGGCAAATATGTTTTGGAAATTACTAGGTAATTGGGTAAATTTATCATAAGCCTCATTATTTTGCTTTTCCAAAGTCACTCTTACAGTGAGTATTTTTACTTGCCCATAGTTTGCTTTGATTTCATCTAACTTTACTGGATTATCAGCTTTACTTGTATTAATGTGAAAATCAAAATTTACTTTGTATTCTAGCGTAGCAACCGGTCTATCCCTGTCAAATATTCTTACAAAAGTAAATTTATCCTCGCTTTCCTCGTCAATAAAATATTTTATTTCATAATCTATGGGAGAGTAGTCAAAAAAATCGTCTGAAGTTACGCCTAAATAATTACATATTTTATTGACAGTTTCATAATCAACTTGCTTTGATTTATTTGAAGTAATTTTGGAAATAGTCGATTGTGCTATTCCTGTTTCAGTTGCCAAACGAGCACCACTCATAGATCTCTCGGCCAATAATATCGCTAATCTATTTATTAACATAATCACACCTCTCTTTATACATTATAGCGTACTCGCTAATAAAAGTAAAATATAAAATAAAAAATTAAGTGTTGACAACATAGATTATTTGGTGTATCATTTATATAAATTAGTCATTACGCTATAATAGTTAGCTGATGGAAAATAAAAAAAGGAGTGTCTATGCTAAAAAACAGACTATTAATCATTTTTGCTGAAAAAGAGACAAAAGCTAGCAAAGTTTCTAAAAAAACTGGTATAGCTGAATCTACTATCTCAAATTTAGCTAATAATAAAACGGATGTAAAACTTTCCACACTTATCAAGTTATGTAAGGCGTTAAAAGTTAGATTATCCGATTTAATTGAGTTTTCACCAGAAGATTAGAAAGGAGTACCCAATGAACCTAGTCTACATGGACGGCAAGAAAGAGCCGTACACCACAAGCGAGATAATCGCTGAATGTGCTGCTATTAGTCATCACGCTATACAAGAGCATATCAGAAAGCGTAAAGACCGCTTAGAAAGATATGGAATAATCGCATTTGAAATGCGTAAATTAAATGGGCGGGGTAGACCCGAAAAGCTTTACCGGCTAAACGAGCAACAAGCAACTCTGCTGATCACATTCTTAAAGAATACAGAGCAAGTGGCTAATTTCAAAGAAAACCTAGTCAAAGCATTCTTTGAAATGCGGGACGAGCTAGCAAAGTTCAAGCTGCAGCGTGCTTTAGAAAAGCCTAAACGAAAAACCTTACACGATAGTATAGAGACATGGCCAGTTGCTCCTAAGCATCCTCACAGTACAATAAACAATCTACTGCTCAAAGGTGCTAGCGGAATGAATAAAAATCAACTAGTGGCAGCGCGAGGCGGTCTTACAGGCATTGACAGCTTAACCAGTACCGAGCTAGTCAGATACCAAGCTTTAGAAGATATGGCTATCGCCATGATTGGCTTAAATATGAGCTATCAGGATATCAAGTCTATGGTATTCAGACCAAAAGAAAACGCACCACAAGGCGCGTGAGAGCAACAAAAAAAGGCTTAGCAATATCCACACCGCAGAGCCTTTCAACACTATCACCAAAACAAATTAACAAGCAGGCAAGCTGTTATTAAAAGGGTTTTAGTAAAGATTTTATAGCTAAATTATAACATAGGCTATTGAAAAATGCTACCGCAGAGAGCAGGCATCTCTAACTGCCAAACAATTCAAAAAGGATAAAGCTATGATCCAAGAAATTGACATGACGCCAGGGCAAGCAATCGTCTTTGTATTGCTGCTGCTTTTCCTAATCTGGAAGATATGGCATCTAAAAGGCTCTCAGAGCTCACCAGAGCCCCTCAGAGCGACGAAAAGCAATCGGGCGGTAGAATGAACTAAACCCCGAATACGGGGCTTATATTCAGCTTGCAGGACGCAAGTACAACTAAAGGAGACAAGAACATGGAAATTTCAATCTTTGACCACAACAAGCTAAATCGTAACGCATTTTACGTTAAAGAACTAGATGTGCTTTTTGTAGCAGACACAGTTAGCGAAGAAGAAAAGCAATCACTTATCCAGCAATGCGGAAAATAAGCACTATGAAAGTGAGGAACAAAAAAATGGCTAAAACAACAGAACAAATTAAAACTGTACAACTTACTGTCGAAGAACTGCAGGCCTTAGGCTGCCAACTGTCTAATATCCTAAAGACAATAAAAATGGATCAAGTGGCTCAAGCTGGATTGTCTCTTGCAAAAGACCGAGATTTATTCACCTTTACACACCTAGCCACAAGCTATCTAAGCTCTTCCTACGAGGTATTTGAAACGATTATCGCCGAGCTTGATGATATAGCTAGTAAGCTTTTGGAGTGCGACGATGCTGAGGAGCTGGAGGGTTTTAGAAATGGCCGATAAATTCGAACCAAACAACAATATTCTCAGTTTTTCTGAGTATATGAAAGAGCTAGAAGAACAGAAAAAGAGCCTAGCAAAGTCTAAGAATGATGAATCATTCAACAGCATGGTTTGTGAGTTTGCCACTAGGACGGATGCCAATATAGGCAGAATCATTGGAATTTTGGAAGAGCAACAGAAAACCATTCACAGCATGGGCAAGGAAATTGAAAATCTAAAAAGAAAAAAGTGAGGCACGAACATTGATTAAGTCTAAAGATATCAAAGCAATAAAAGAAAGCCTTAAAGCTATTGAAACTGGCCAGAACGAGCCAACAAGAGCAGACCAGCAACTTATGGCCAAGATATTGTGTCAAACATTGGACCTATTGGAGCAGCAAGATAAAAAAATATTGCTTATGAATAAAACTCTAGGGAAAATTGCCGGCAAGGTCATGGCAAATCAGAGGAGGTGGCCTTGATATGGCACTATTCAGCGCAGAAACTGAAAAGGAATTAAAAACAGAGGCTCTATCTCTGGTTGCTGGCTTCTTGGAATCCTATGCACGTCCAAAGGCTAAACATCTGGGTTTAATGTCTGCTGCAGAGGTCCGAAAGGAATTAGGAATTAAGGCCAGCACCTTGAAACGTTGGGAAATGGCCGGTTTAAGTCGCTACCAGCCGCCACTCGAAGATACTCGCAAGGTATTTTACAAAATAAAAGATATTTTGATTTTCCTGGGAGTAGATGATAACGGAGGAAGAGCATGAATACAATTATGGAATTAACTTTTACTCCTCAGACAATGAAACTGTTTAGCTTCTTGAAAGAAAACCCCACTGCTGTCTATAAAAAAGGGAATTACTACAAGTTCCTCTATTTTGAGCCACTGGATGTTTATATTTCAGAATTCACTTATAAAGGCATCAAATTTAGAAAGCTAGAAAGCAAGGATCTGAAACTAGCCGGCTGGAAATTAGTAAGAGATATGCCAATATCTCTGGCTAAGCCAGATCTAATAACCGTCTTAAAAGACCTTGAAAAAGTCAGAATCAAGGAAAACCGCCAGGGAACTGGGATAAAACTGACTGGCTGGATATTAGAAACTTTGACGCTAGGCCTTTACACCAAGCAAGAAACAGCCTTATTCGTCCGCTTACTATATATCAATGGCTATAGTTGTGAGGATATAGCAGGGTTATTCTCCGCTATTGTGAAGCGCCCAGCCCTTGCCAGATATTTTATTAAAGAATTAAGCAATTTAGAAAGGGGTGTAACTTGACAGAAAAAGAAATCATACAGTCGATTATCGAGGATGACAGAGGGATAGAGCAAGGTAAATCAACGGAACTGGACAACCAGGAACGAGGGCAGCCCAAAGAATTACAAGAAGACTGTTATTTTAAGACTTTCAAGGGTGTTAGGAAGCTTTTAAAAGATGATCTCCAAAGTTTGTATGAACAGACTTATCAGAAAGCCTTGGTAACAGCCCCAGAAACTGCAGAAGAAACAGCCGAGGAAAAGGCTAGGAAAGCCGCCGCAAGGAAAATGCCTCGGAGCGCATTACAAATTGCTGAATTTCTACGCCAACGGCTACACTTTGTCAGATTAAAGAATGACATGGAGGGGCAACGGGAACCATTGTATTATTACAATCCTGATAGGGGCTTCTACGAGACAAACGAGGAATTTATAAAAGATTTGATTTTCGTTGTCAATCCAGAGCTGACGGAACGCAAGGCCCTTGATGTCATTTATAAGCTATCCAGAGCAGCCATCAGCAGAAAAGCTGATAATCGTTATACTGCGCTGGGAAATCTGCTTTACAATGCTAAAACTGGCGAAACAGAGCCATTTAGCCCCCAAAAGCTTGTAATTAGGAAGATTGACTGTAATTATATTGCAGATGCAAAAGAACCTAATATAAAAGGCTGGAAAGTAACCGAATGGCTGAAAAATCTGTTCGGAGGAGACGATGAACTGTATAGAATGTCTCTGCAGATCATCAAAGCCAGCGTTACAGGCGAGAGCTTGAAAAATGTTTTTTGGCTGCTAGGCAAAGGGGGCACTGGCAAAGGAACTTTTCAAGAACTAATAAAAAATCTTGTAGGCGCTCAAAATGTGGCAAACCTAAAAATAAACGAGGTGAATAAAAGTCGGTTTGAGACCTCTGTACTGGTAGGCAAGACAGTTGTAATAGGTGATGATGTCCAAGTTCGAGTGAAAATCAAAGATGTATCGACATTCTTTAGTTTAACCACTGGAGATCCTATCAAAATTGAAGAAAAAGGGAAAACACCCTACTCTGTCAATTTAAAAATGACCATCATCCAGTCATCCAATGGTCTGCCTATCATAAACGGTGATTCTGATGCTATTGGTCGACGATTCCGTATTTTGCCATTTAAAGGCGGTTTTGCTGGAAAGGTAAACCCAGCCATCAAAGATGACTATATCTGCCGTAGAGAGGTACTAGAGTATTTACTTTGCCTAGCTTTAAATACTAAGACAGATTTAAAGTTAAATCCTCAAGCGTCTCAAAAAGCAGTTTATGACTTTCAAGAAGAGGTGAATGAGGTGGTATCCTTTACTCGCAATTTCTTTAAGAAAAACTTAGTATCTTCCTTTCTCCCTAACTCCTTTGTCTGGTGGGTTTGGCTGAGCTTTAAAGAGTATTATCAGATAGAAAATGATCTGACTCCCAATGCTCTGCATAGAGAGATTAAAAACAATCTTCCAGATGGTTTTAAACCTAGCAAAGCCAACATTCCAGCTGGTCAAATGTTGCCAAGAGGATTTTTACCTAAGGAAGACCTCCCTCACTATGCAGCTAAAAACTACAGCACAGATAGAATGCAAGGCAAGGGAATAGAAAAGAGAGGGCAAGAAAAGGGTTATTTGAAAAAACAGGGAATTGGATGACGGATGATGCCGGCAAGATGTCGGATAGGTGAAAAGCAAAAATCCTTTATTATCATATATTGAGTACCCTTTTGATGATTGATGACGGATATTTTTAAGAAAAATAGAAAAAATAAAAAAGAAAGGAATAAAAAAAGAAAATAAAAAAGAAATTAAAAAAAACCGTATCACCGTCATCATCCGTCATCAACCCTTGGTAATACTGAATTTTTAAAAATGAAAACCGGCATCAAAACCGGCATCAATTCAGAGAAAAACCATCATCAATTAGAAAAAAACTTAAAACTACATCATATATTAGCAATTTTCTAGCTCAGAGGAATTAGAAATACAGTAAGCAGCTCATGGTCTAGGATTTTCATAAACTAGCATGGCACGGTTGGAAATACATTGAATTTTAGCAATAAAAATCTATTGTATTTAACATATTGAGAATTTGTAAATTCATTTTTAGAAAAACAGGTCAATGCCTTGATAAGACTAAGGTTAAGCGAGGCTAGTTGAATCTAACAGAATGTAAGATATGTTAAATTCAAGATACTGTAGAAGAAAGGAAAAATAGGTGAATATGAGCAAAGATTACACACCATTTTTACAGGATAACTTTATTATTTTCCCTAAAGATGGTATAATAGAGATGAGGAAAATACCAGACTATGGAAGCCTGGTGTTTACAAGTCAAGATGGAAGAATTATCCAGATTGAAACAACAATCAAAGAAAGATAGCTGACTAGACAACTAGAGGCGTAACATTAAAGCTAAGTAGCTTTTTGTTGCGTCTCTTTTTTCTTTTTAGTCAAGAGGGTAAAAGGTGAAAAACAAAGATCCAGTAGATAATTTAAAACAATAAGTACAATCAAAAAAACAAAAGAAATGAGGAATGAAACATGGAAACACTACAAACTATTAAAACTAAAATCGAAAAAATGATTGAACAAAATAATAAAGATATCCAGAATACTGAAGCTGAATTGATTAAGGCGAATCAAGCCGTTTCAAATGCTCAAGAAAAGCTGATACAGGCTCAAAAGGAAATCGATTCACAAAAATATGTCAAAGCTAAAGATGAGTTATGGATTGCGGAACATATAAGAGAATTCTATGACAAACAATTAACCACATTGAAAAAATCCCCTTTGATTCCTTACGAAGAATTCCATGCAATGATTAAAGATGTTGAAAAATTAGCAAACGAGGAACAAAAAACATACTTTGAATTAGCTAATGAAAAGATTAAGGAAATCAATAAACTAGGAGATAAAGCCTTAGAAAAAGCTCAAAGCGTTGATGCTTTATTAAAGAATATTGTCAAAGAACTAGGTAAGAATAATGAGGATTATAAAAAAACCAAAGATGGTGCAATAATCAGTGATCTCTATTGCGGCATTTCTTACAAACCTAGACATGCCTTATATTACCACCAAAGTCAATTGGAAAAACTTTTTAATCACGTTCTTGATCATTGATAATAATAAACCATAGCAAAAAGCAATTAAAAAAACTAGGAGGCAGCAATATGTCAGAAACAGAACAGAACAATCCTTATTCTTGGTATGACAAGATGGTTGAGGGAGCAACCCAGGAACAAGAAGAGCGACGCAAGAAAGCAGAGGAAGGCTTAGAAGCGATAAGACGAAAGTCTCAAGCTCAATATGATTCAACACAAGAACTCTGGATGAAATCACTGAAAAAGATGAAAGAGGAGCGAGAAGCTGCAGGCTATCAAGCAGCAGAACTTGAAGCAAAAAAACAGCTAGAAGCTTCTAAAAAAGCACACGGTGTAAAGACAGATGATGAAAAGGCGCTGGATGATGCAATGAGAAAAATGATAAAAGAACTAAAATAATTATTTTTAAAATTTTATTTTTAAAATCTGGTATGGGGGGTATCCCCCTCCCCTTTGGAGTTTGAGAGCTTCACGCCGTCACTGTACAAATTTTCTCGCGCGAAATGAAAGGATATGAAAACAAAATGGATTTAAAAGGAATACCTTATCTAAGAAATAAGCTGGCAAATGTCAGGGATAGGGTTGACATGAGATATAAGCAGTACGCGATGCAATATCGTGAGAGAATGATTAGCATCACGATACCAGCTAATATTCGTGAACAGTATAGAGCTGTTCTTGGTTGGGCTGCTAAGGGTGTTGATAGCCTTGCGGATCGTTTGGTGTTCCGAGAGTTTGAAAACGATGATTTTCAGGTTAATGAGATTTTTCAGGCAAATAATCCTGATGTCTTTTTTGACTCGGTCATCTTATCAGCCTTAATTGGCTCTTGTGCTTTCGTCTATATCTCTAAAGGTGAAGATGATACACCTAGACTACAAGTAATAGAGGCCAGCAACGCTACTGGTGTGATAGATCCTATCACTGGCTTACTAACCGAAGGATATGCAGTATTAAAAAGGGATGAGTATGGGGTGCCCGTTTTAGAGGCTTATTTCACACCGACAGAAACCTGGTATTTGTTGAAACAAGGAAAAGATTTCATGATTCCAAATCCTGCAGGTACTCCGTTATTAGTTCCAATTATTCATAGACCAGACGCTGTGCGTCCTTTTGGACGATCAAGAATAACAAGGGCTTGTATGTCATATCAGAGGTATGCTAAACGGACACTTGAGCGAGCCGATGTGACAGCTGAGTTCTACTCATTCCCTCAAAAGTATGTCTTGGGATTGAGTCAAGACGCTGAGCCGATGGATACTTGGAAAGCAACTGTTTCCAGCATGCTGCAGTTCACCAAGGATGACGACGGGGAGAAGCCTACAGTTGGTCAGTTCACTACATCGAACATGTCACCGTTTACCGAACAGCTTCGCTTAGCAGCGGCCGGTTTTGCTGGTGAAATGGGGCTGACACTCGATGACCTTGGCTTTGTATCGGACAATCCATCCTCGGCAGAAGCTATCAGGGCAAGTCATGAGAATCTGCGACTTGCTGGACGCAAGGCACAACGTTCTCTTGGATCTGGTTTGCTGAATGTGGCGTATGTAGCAGCTTGCTTGCGTGATGAATGGAAATACTTGCGCAGTCAGTTTGTCAATACAATCG